CGAGCTATCCGGCTGGAGTGGAAGTGATGGTCGGCTATCACTACGTCACCACAGGATCGATGTACTCGAACAGCAACGGCTACCCGTACACGGTTTCGGTCAGCTCGATTTCGTCCAACGGCTGCTACAACAATCCCGGCTACCTAGCTATCGATCTCTCAGAGTTCGAGAAGTTCGATAAGGAGCTGAACCGAAAGCGCCTACTTAGGTTATCCATTCGTGAAGGCGAGCGACCGACAACCAGGCCAATGCGGAGCCAATCGCTTCCGCGCCCACTTCAGGCAAGACTCCTGCATCACACGGCCATGCCGAGGCGGGTTGCCTGATGCCCTTTAAGTCGCAAGCCCAACGCGCGTTTCTCTATTCGCAGCATCCCGAGATTGCGAAGCGTTGGGAGAAGCACACGCCAGAGGGCAAGCTTCCAGAGCGCGTTGGCAAGATGGAAGGCCAAGGCCTCGCAGGGCCAACCTCGTCAGGCGCGCTAACGGGATATAGCAAGCGCACGACACCCAAGGAGCTGAAGGCGAAGGCTGCTCGTCTCCAGTACGCCACGCCAGCGGGTCCAGTGACGGCTCCTTCGATGGGCCTCAAGGGCAAGATGTGCTGCCTGAAGTGCGCCAAGAAAAAGAAGAAGCGTGCTCTGTTTGGTAAGTTCAGCCCCACGATGGCGAGGCAAGAAGGCTGGGGCGCTCAAGGCAGCCAGCGTACTCCTGTCATCCCTGACTACGCGCAGATCTACTACGCGCCAGAAGACCCAGAGAAGCGTAAGCAGGAAGCCGAAGCCTCCCTTAATCGGCGTCGTTCGTTGGGCGATGGAACGCAGAAGTTTGGATTCCACGGACTTAGCGTGCCTCAAGATGAGCCCATACTTCGATACGTGGTACAGAAAGATAACGTTCACGACTCCAAGAAGATCGGACAGCGCGGTCCTGTGGTAAGAGCACCGAAGCTGGTTTCGTCAAAAGCCGTTCTCAGGGGTAAGCTCGCCGCGAGGAGATAGACCAATGGATGCGATCGATCAGCTTCGTCTGCTCATGAAGGGCGACCAGGGCAAGAAGTTCCCAAAGCCCCCAGCCGACAAGGATGCCGATGGCATTCCAGATAACGGCCCTGAAGAGAACCAAGGCGAGCCCGATGAGCAGTCGCAGCTCATGGCGGATAAGTACAACGGCGTCAAAGACTCCGATGCTAGCGAAGATGATCCTGACGAGGCTCAGCAAGCAGGTGGCGAGGAAGAGCCTCAGTTCGGCGATGCTGAGGATGAAGACAGCGACGAAGAGGACCTTAGCGACGATGACGACCAGGACTCGGACGAAGACGGCGTGCCCGACGATGACGATGAAGACGCGGACGATGACGGCATGTCCGACGATGCTGAGGTTGGGGCGATCGCAGGCGGTCAGGAAGCTCCAGACGCAGGCGGAGCCAACTCAGACGTAGCCGGCCTGGTTCAACAGCTCGCAGCAGCCGAAAAGGACTTCTACGCGTCCAAGGGACAGTTCGGTGCAGGACACCACAAGGCTGAAGGGGCCATGGATACGTTCCACAAGTTGGTGCGTAAGCTCGTTCGCACGATTGCAGATACCAACGGTATCGAGGCTAATGGGCAGCCCAAGGGAGGCGCTCCTGGCGAGGAGTCTGGCGGCAAGCCCAATCCGTTTGATCCGAAGCCTGGCGAGGACAACGGCAAGAAGCCCAACCCGTTTGCAGCCAAGGACGATGCCAAGGGTGGCAAGCCGAATCCATTCGCAGCCAAGGGTGGAAAGAAGCCCAACCCGTTCGCCAAGGACTCAGGCGGCGACGAGGAGAGCGACGACGACTCCGAGGACAAGAAGCCCAGCCCCTTCGACAAGAAGACCATGAAGGCGCTGAGCGCCCTAGGACCTGCTGCCAAGGAGGCCCTGTGCAAGTCGTTCGGGCTGGAGAGCTGGCCTGACCCACAGATCCAGGCGTTCGAGGACTCGACGCCAGACGCGCAGGTGTCGGCCGAGAACTACGTGGGCGATCCGATGGGCGGCAAGTTCATCGATTGGGGCAAGATGGTCTCAGCGAAGGCTGACGGCGATATCGACGACCCAAAGCCGCAGCCTGCTGGGCCACAGATGCCAGATCCGATCCCAATGCCCGCCTGGCCCACAGAGGCAAACCCAATGAAGGGTAAGGCCGGCGAGATGCCGCAGCCCACACCACTGCCCACTGGGCCGGATACTGCGAAGCCAATGCGCCGCTCGATGGACGCTATTGAGCAGCTTGGCCAGCTCGTGAAGGCGCGTGGCCACAAATACACATCACGCAGGAAGGTGGGTTCCACGTGGATCTATACTTATCCACACAAGTTTGATCCGAAGAAGCCCTCTTTTGAGGTTCACGTTGAGGAGATGAAGGATAAGGATAGTCCATACGGATCGCACATTGCCAATGTGCGCTTCAACAGCGGAGCTACCCTTCCAGGACAAAGCGGCAAGGGCCATAAGGAAGCAGCCGAGAAGACAGCTGCCTTGCTCTACCGTTCGATGCCAGGATCTACATCGACTGTACCTGGAAAACACATTATGGAATCGACGGATCTTATCTTGACCGATCCAGCCAAAGCCCTTCGTATCCAGGAGAAATACGAGCGCACACACAAGATGTCAGGTCTACCTGCCGCAGATAAGCGTGAGCTAGCGCGCCTGGATGCGATACACGCTGCCAAGAAGAGCATGGACCCAATCGACATGCTCAAGGGCTTCTCCGCAGCCAAGTTCAAGCAGAGTGTTCAGGCTTATCTAGGTCAGGGTGCAGAGCCTTTCAAGAAGAAGCGCAAGAAGAAGAAGCTCGTGGGCAAAGGCGATAACAACCTGAGCACGATCACTGCCGTCACTGGGCGTACTGCTTCAGGCGATCCGGTCCAATCGACTCGCGGTCTAGGCGGTGGCGGACAGGGCGCTGGTCAGAGTTCTACGAGTTCAGGCAGCAGCACTAATCGAGCTGCTCTGGCTGAAGCACACGCAGGCTCGACGACGACGCATCGAGGTCTTGCAACCAAGGATATCTACGCCAAGAAGAAGGCGAAGAAGTCACTGACGGATGCAGACGGGCGTGCTCTTCGTAAGAGCTGGTATGAGTTCGCACGGCCGGATGCTAAGGCCGCAGCACTTCCAGAAGAGTACCTCTACGACTATCTGTGCGCGGCTATCGAGGAAGCCTACGAGATGGAGAGTCGTGAATCGGCCCATCGCAATACCGATGCGAAGGACTTGCCGCTCTACTTTGGGCAGGTCGTCATGCATGAGATCGTCTCTGCGCTCCCCAACAACAAGAACCTCGCGCGAGCTTGCAAGAAGTTCCGTGTGACGAAGTTCACCGTTGCCGCGCTCCTTCAGGAGAAGGGCCTCATCAAGGTCAAGAGCGACACAATGGCCGAGGGTTCTGGTGACGGAAACAGCGCCATGGGTGGCAATGGACTAGCCGGCGAGGTCATGGCCTACAGCCAGAAGAGCCCTTGGATCCAAGAGGACGCATTCGCAGCCAAGGGGCGCGTGATGACTGACCACACTCCAGAGAATATCGCCAAGAGCATCCGCGACGATCGTATCGACCCAGCAGAGGCCTACGCGCATGCTCGCCGTAAGCAGTTCAACGACCTGTGGAAAGGGACTGACGAAACAGTCCGTGTGAACTACGATGCGTCCTGTCCGATTCATGGGCGGGATATCTCGAAGGCTCAGAGCCTGTCGAACCCCATGACTCCATGCACCTGCAACTAGAACCATGGCTCTTGCCGATGACTTCCGAAGCCTAGCCAGTACAGCCCTTGCGACAGCAGGGGCTTGGGTGCTTCGTTCTGACGACGACGTGTCGCCAGCAACGATGAACGAAGCGCTCACCAAGGCTGGCCTAGGGCTACCCGAAGCGACCGAGGATAAGCCCCGCGCCATGTTCCACGATCCGTACTCGGTCATGGACTGGGGCGGATGGAGGCAGCGTCCCTCAGCACTCACCTACGAAGCGCTCAGGCAGATGACCGTCCAGAATACGGTCATTGCAGCCATCCTGAATCTTCGCGTTCACCAAGTGTCCGCCTTCTGTCGGCCTCAGCAGGGTAAGTACGATAAGGGCTATCGGCTCATCCTTCGCGACCGTCGCGATAAGAAGAAGGGTATGAGCACGCTTGAGCAGAAAGAAGCTGAGCGTATCGAGCGCATGATCGAGATGACAGGCATTCTCCTGCCTGGTGAGAAGCCTGGAGATCGAGATAACTTCCGCGCGTTCTCTAAGAAGTTCGTTCGTGATGCCCTTACTTACGATCAGGCGTGCTTTGAGAAGATTCGCGATAGGTCAGGGCGTGTATCTCGTTTCGTGATGCTGCCGAGCGAGACTATCCGTCCTGCCGTCTCAGATGTAGAGCACATGGAACCTGCCGAGCTACGCAATCGCGTGAGCCACGTGCAGGTCTATGAGAACACGATAATCGCGGAGTTCAGCCCAGACGACCTCGCCTGGTGCGTCATGAACCCGCGCTCAGATCTACGCACTAACGGGTTTGGGTTCAGCCCTATCGAGCAGATTGTGCGGCTCGTAACCGCCTGGCTCTTCGGCTTCGAGTACAACACACGATTCTTCACGCAGGGCTCGGCGATCAAGGGTCTGCTCAACATCAAGGGTGCGATTCCAGATAGGCAAATGCGGGCATTCCGGCGCATGTGGTATTCGATGGTCGCCGGAGTGAACAACGCATGGAAGACGCCAATCCTGAACAGCGAAGACGTGCAGTGGATCAGCATGCACTCGACCAACCGCGAGATGGAGTACGGCCAGTGGATGGATTGGCTGACGAAGCTTATCTGCGCGGTCTTCGGAGTGGACCCTGTCGAGATCAACTTCATCTTCGGGGCATCGGGCTCGGGTGGTGGTGGGGGCGGAGCGATGTTCGACAAGCGCCCGAACCAGGCCGAGATCACAGAGAGCAAGGATAAGGGCCTTCGCCCTCTCGTCACGCATATCGAGGATCACTTCAACCAGCACATTATCTGGGAGCTGAATCCAGACTTCGAGTTCAGCTTTACCGGCCTTGATAGCAAGGCAGAGGACAAAGAGCGGGATGCGCGCCTGGCTGAGGTCAAGGGCCTCAAGACAGTGAACGAAGCTCGCTCCGAGATGGACTATGAGCCGCTGCCTTCTGGTCTTGGCGACATTATCCTCGACCCGACCTGGTTCCAGAATAAGTCAGCAGCCGACCAAGCGCAGATGGGAGGGCAACCTGGAATGGGCGGTCCTCCTGGCGGCGGAGGCAACTTCGGTGGCCCGCCAGAGCAGGAGCCTGGCGACGACATGCTGCAACCGCCTGCAAAGGCAGGCCCTGGCGACGACGAAGAGGACCTCTTGGCTGGCAGCACTAAGCCGGCAGCCGATGACGAGGACAGCCTGCTCGCCGCTTCTGAGCACGTGATGAGACAGACTCACGAGCTACTCCGTAAATCCGTTCGATTGGACGGCGGTCGTCAGATCATAGATATAGAGCTGAAGGAGTAGGCCAAAATGGGACTACGAACGAACGTCGATCTCACAGTGCAGTTTGGGCAGGACAATGCGCTGTCTGACCTCATCTTCGATCGCGATATGCAGTCTGTGCTCGATACTCTGGAGCACGGTGTCGCTCACGCGATCACGTTGGCTGGTGGAGAGACCAACTTCCAGGTCCCTTTTGGTGACGTTGAGCAAGCGAGGATTATCTACATCGAATCAGATGCTGAGATCCTTGTCACCCTTGGCGGCGGACTAGCAACCAAGGCTCAGGTGGATGCGGCTGGCGGAAGCTATCCAACCAGCTTCTTAGGTACCGAGACACTCACGATCAAGATCGACGGCATCACGATCCTCACGGCCTTCTTGATCGGCGACCAGACCGTTCAGCAGATCATCAATCGCATCAATGCAGCGGCTGCCCTGCTGAGCCTTGCGACGGTAGCCTTCCTCAACGGGTCGCAGCTCCGTCTCAAGAGCCTCACGACTGGCACAGGGAGCACGGTCGAGATCGTCTCAGCCTCTGCGGGCGTACTCACTACGTTAGGTCTCACGGTAGGCGTTACGACAGGCGTCAACGCAACCCCAGCAACATCTCCCATCGCACTCAAGAGGCCGGCAGATACGTCGAGCGCAACAGCAGCTCAGGGTGTCCCAGCCTTCCTGTTGATGTCAGCGCAGACAGCCAGCATCACCATCGACAATGTGAGTGCGACCAACGACACCAAGGTACGCATCGCCATCGCTGGCGACCTTTCTCCAGCTGATCCGTGCTAGGAAAGACCCATGAGGGTCCGTATCGACGCGCCTGCGGACCTCGATTCGTTTGAGCTAGCTCAAGCCCTAGTCGGTCCCAATCTCCTGCTCAAAGCTGAGTACGGCGCACGCACCTTCAGGCGCTGGCTCGCCATGGACGAGCTACACAAGCTCGTCGCCAAAGCCTACGACAGTCAGATTGCAAAGCTGCTATCTGCCATCCGTGAGTACGTAGATAAGCACGTCCTGCACAGGACTGGACCGCACATGTTCACGCCTACGAGCATAGACGATATCCAGCAGCTGATCAGCGACTACCATGCTGCTTTCGTAGCTGGCGCAATCCACCCATCGGCACTGCCGGCAGGTGCCGTTCAGCAGTTGATGGACAAGGGCATTCTGCCTCCAGACTTAGCATTCACGCATCACCCAGGACCTGGAGAGAAGCCTCCTGAAGCCATGCACTTCATAGACGCGGCATTCAGCTACGGTCGCTCACTTATCCCGGTTCGCTCTGTAGTCCGTGGGCCTGACCCTATGACGACAACTCTAGACGCAGTTCAGAAGCGTCCAGAGATCCCGCTCTCACTCGAAGAGCAGCACGCCATGGATTGGGCACGGCACAACGCAGCTATCCATGTGAAGGGTCTTGGCGACCGCATCGGTCATGACTTTGGAACGCTCGCGTCTGAGATAGATAAAGACCAGAAGGCTCGATACCAAGAGCTGATTCGCGATAAGCTAGAAGCGAACATCGCGAAGCGGGAGAGCTGGCGAAAGCTCGCGAGCGATTTGGGACACGCAAGCAGCGACTGGTCTAGGGATCTTCAGCGCATTGCTGCAACTGAGAAGCAACGGGCCATGCAGGAGGGCATTGCTGCTGGGCTCAAAGAGCGTGAGGGCAAGGACCCCAAGGACATCTTCGTCGCCAAGCAACCAAACAACGACGCTTGCGATGATTGCGTGCGCCTCCACCTGACAGCAGGTTCTGGCAGTCCTCCGCGCATCTTCAGACTGTCAGAGTTGAAGTCGAACGGTAGCAACGTGGGCAGGAAAAGAGCCGCCTGGAAAGCGGGGGTAGGACCCGTCCACCCTTGGTGCTCGTGCGAGCTTATCCATGTTCCAGAGGGCTGGAAGTTCGATAGTGACGGCAACCTCATGCCTGAGTTCATGAAGCGCTCTGGCTATCTAGATTCAGATCTGCGCAAAGCCCACGACATGGCGTACACAGCGTCGGTACCTGACGTAGGCGTGGCAATCCGTGTGGCCGATCCACGGCTCCGCGCAGCGGTTGAGCAGATTATCGCGAGGACACCTTCAGTCATCTTCAACAAGCAGATTGGTGTGACTCTCATTACGACGGATATGCCTCGTGTTCAGAACCCACTCGATGACCACGACTTGGCGTACTGGACCGGCAACGAGATCCGGTTGATGCACAACATCCCGCCAGAGCGAGTTGAGCGTGTGCTCCCACATGAGATCGGCCATTCGCTCAATGTCTATCTCATGCGTAAACTCGGCGGAACCGATCCGGTGAGGGCATGGCACGACGACCTATGGAGAGTGAGCGAACAGGAAGGTTTCGTGTCGGACTACGCGAAGAAGCTCCCTATCGAGAATGCGGCCGAGATCTCCATGCTGTATATCTACAACCGCAAGCGTTTGATGCTGGTCTTCCCGAGGCAGTTCGCGTTTGTCCACAAGTTCTACGCTCCGATCTTCCGAAAGGCTCGCCGTGCTGCTGACCCTAGACCTGAACAAAGCCCGTAAGCTCCACGGCCGTTTGGAGTTCCAAGGCCTTCAGATCTCGATCGAGAATCGGAAGGGCTCGAAGCGGTATTGGCACGACGAGTCTACAGGGGAGCGCGGCGCTACAACGATGCTCTATCCATATGGGTACGTGCGAGGTACTGAAGGCACGGATGGCGACCATGTGGATGTGTTTGTAGGGCCAAACAAAACAGTCAAGCGTGTATTCGTAATCACGCAGATGAAGAAGCCTAAGTTCGATGAGGTAGACGAGTTCAAGTGCATGCTCGGCTTTCGATCAGCAGCAACTGCAAAGCGCGCATATCTCCGCCACTACAACGACAGGCGTTTCTTTGGCGCTATGAAAGCCCTGTCGATGCGCGACTTCCATCGCTGGGTTTTCTCCTCAAGACCGGCGCGCACCGAGCTTTTGAAGAGCCTTCGCGATCGACTGCTGAGTGATTCAGATTCATCGTTTGGCAAGCAGCGCTTCGTGATGTCGAAGGCGGCGCTCGGAGCAGAACGTCCTGGACACCTGTATTCAAAGCGTTGGCGCGGAACGAAGGGCGATTGGGAGTACGAGTACGCGCGAGCCTTCGCACCCAGCCACAAAGAGCTGATCACAGACGAGACAGTGAAGTCCTATCGCAAGCAGTTCAAAGCGCTACTCGGTGAGTACGAGAAGCTCGACACTCCTAGCTACGACGCGCACTGGAACGCACTCAAAGAAGCCGGTGAAGCTGGCAATGTGGGAGAGACACGAAAGCGATTAGACGCTGA